GAATACTACCTTACAGTTGTGACCAATACGAGTAATAACAGAATCCAACTCGTGAAGAGTAGCATTCTGCATCTCATCAACAACGACAATACAATCGTTAAGTGTAATGCCTCGGATAAAAGAAGTAGAGATAAACTCAACGACGTTTCTCTTTTTTAGATACTCGTATGCATCACCTCTACCGAACAACTCGGTACAGATGGCATAGTAAGGCGCTTCATAAACTTTAGTCTTTTCTCTGTCACTACCAGGAAGGAATCCCATATCTCTAGTAGGAACAACAGATCTTACAATAACAACTTTCTTATAGATACATTCTGGATCGCTGAGGATCTGTTTCAAAGAAAGGTATAATGCCATAAAGGATTTACCAGTACCAGCAATACCATGTAGCATTAGATTTTTATCGTCATCAAAAGAATCAAATGCTAATTTCTGATTCTCTGTAAGAGGATGAAAATGTTTTAGATTAAAATTTAATTTCTCTTGGTAATTTTCCTTTGGTTCTTTACCTTGTTGACGAAGAAGTCTTTTTTCTTTGCGAGTTAATCGACGTGTTCTTGTTTCTTCTTCCATTTTTCCTCTACTAGAATGTGTTAATAGTGCTCCTCGAAATACCTTTTTGGTTTCCCTTCTTCATATGTTTAAGCAGATCACGGAAACCCTGATCGGGTTTACCCATGCCTCTGCCAGAATGGATCATAGGAGCGCCATTTACGAGTTGTGTTACATTTGGATTCTCTTCAAGGTAAACTTCAAGTGCACTGATGCTCATGAAGTCCTCATATTCTTCGCCAGTCTCATTATTTAAAAACTTATATGTAGGCATTAGCAAATACTCATTGTTGAGTTATTACAAGTAACCGTATATGGGGTAGTTGGAGGCGATACATTTGGACCATACCAAACAGGTGGCAAATTTATTCTATTTGGATATGGATTTTCTGGAGCAGAACTTGGATTAGGCTTCCAATCTTTAATGATTTCCTTTTGCCAATCAGGACCAAGTCCAGGATATGATGGAGTAACCTTATTAAAGACTGTTGCTAGATGATCTCTAATAGCTTTCCACTGCATATCGTTTGGTGGTGTGCCACTGTTTAATTCTGCAAAACCTTGCAGCCAATAACAAAACTGTAAAGGATCCATTGATTTAGTTTCCTGAATAACTTGTAGCATCTAGAACAGGTTTCTTTACTGAAGTAGAGTCCTTATACTTAGTCTTCATGGGAGTGTTCTTTCCCATGGTTCCAGTAACCATAGGTGCTCCATTGATAAGAAGTTCGACATGAGGATGATCGGCTAACTTCTGTTCCATCTCAGAGATAGAAATTAGCTCTTCCCATTCTTCTTCAGTCTGCGTATTGCGTAGCTTATAGATAGGCATTAGTCAGTTTCCTGATTCCAAATAAACTGGTAATCATCACCAGATTCATAATCTTCCTCGACAAGAGAAGAAATATCTTTTGTCTTTAGCGCACGTTGTTCACGCTTTGCCTTGCGCTTGTTCTCACGTTCACGAGGATCATCATGATACTCGTCACGGTCTGAATAATCATTCTTCTTGAACTTCTTTAATGCTGACTTACTCATTCTGCGATTAATCCTGGTAGTGCTTCTTTAACATGTCCGATTGTAATGCCAGGGAATGGCATCTTCTTGTCCTTGATTGCGACTAGAAGTTTTGCATCGAGAGGATCTACACGTTCAAGCATTTCAATGAACATCATCTCTCGCTTATTCTGGTTGAGGTCTGGATAGAAACCTTCTACGAAGTAACGTAGCTTTTCTGCTTCTCTGTGGAGCACATGCTGCTGATCAACTACTTCGGTTGGCTTATATGGAGGCTCGCCTTCTGGGAGAAGGAACTTAATAGATGGGTCAAACGCAGCTTGAAGAATAATTCTTAGTGCGAATGTATCATTAGCTTTTAGATTGTCTACTTTTTCTTGTGTCTTTTTTAGTTTAGATACACGATGTAAAAATTCATACATGCCGAGAACAGCCATTATTTTCTCCTTAGAACTCACTCAAGTGGTCAGTTAGATTTTTTAGTTTGTTTGCGATAAAGTAATTTAGTAGTTTACTGCGATCACGTCCTTCTTGAGCATTGTATTGTTCCATAACTTTCTCACGAATAGTATCTGGGGTAAAACTGAGATCAATAAGGTTAGCATTACGAGAATAATTTCGGGCAAGAGTAGTATCCATTTCTTCTAGGTCTGTGCCCATAATCTTTTCTAGCTTCTTTGCTGTCAGGGGTCGCTGGCGATCACCCACAACAAAAACATTATCAGGAGAAAGAACATTAGGAATACCATCTCCTGCATCTCCCTTTAGAATATGTTCGTGTAGATATCGTTCTGGATCATCATGTTTAATCCACTTCTTACGGGTGGGGTCATACTGTTCTACGTTGGCATAAACATGCAACTGAATGAAGTCCTTGTCACCAGAAAGAATTAGAATCTTCTCGCCAGTATTTAGTTCTGTACCGAATTTAGAGACAAGAGTTGCGATAATATCGTCAGCCTCTGCGGACTCTACATCAAGAACTCGGTAGGGGAAATACTCTTTTAGCTCTGCACGAATCTTATTCATGCATTCGAAAATGCTCTTCCAATTAAGCTCAGAAGCCTCAATATTCTTTTTACGATTAGCTTTATAGTAAGGGAAGCGCTGCTTACGCCAGTAGTTGGTATTGTCGCAAGCGATAACCATCTCGCCATATTCATCCCCGAACTTTACTTTGTAAGAACGGAGAGAGTTTAAGATCATATGGCGAACCATATTTTCTTCTACTTGAGCATTGGTATGATTACCAAGCTGCATGAGTAGATTGGATAACATAACCTGATTCAAGTCAACAATAATCACAAATCACCTATTCGGTTTCAGTTTCTGTTTCTTCTGGTTCAGTTAGATCTAATTCTAGATAATCCACAATCTTATAAGAACCTTCTTCGGTTAATTTATCTTCGAAGATATTCTCGATGATTGTTTGGAACGGATGGTAGATACCATAATACTTACACATAACTGCTCTTAATGCTTCAACAATAAAAGCGCCATCCCTTACATCCTCGTCTTCATCGTCGGTCATTCCAAAACCTGCGATGTCTAACTGGTTGAAAAGGATTGGCGCCATATTAAGAATTGTCTCTTGAATGTGATAATGTTTCATCATCTCGAGATTGTTATGAATATGTTCTACAGTCTCCGCTGCCATAACAATCTTCTTGTTAGACTTTGGAAAAGATATAACGTTGTTCGAACTATCAGACAAATTATAATACCTTATCTTGACTAAAATGTCAACAGTATTTATTAATTAGTATAGACCATATGAGATCCAGACCCGTAGAACTCGAAGTCATAGATCCTACAATCTTTGTGTTTGGTAGAGATCGCTCCCTCAACCTTTGTTCTACTTTTTTCTGGAACGTAGAAGATAAAGAATCCTCCACCACCAGCACCGAGTAGCTTACCACCAAGAGCGCCTGCATCTATAGCTGTCTGATAGATCTCGTCGAAATAGTCCTGCGTAATTTCTTCACAGACACCCTTCTTATCAATCCAAGACTCGTGTAACAGTCTACCGAAGTCATCGATCTTTCCCTTGTGGATTAAGTTCAATGCTTCGAATGCTTTATCCTTTGATCGTTTAACCTTGTTGAACTTATCTGCATCTAGCATCGCCTTCTGTTGCTTCTGTAGAATGTTATTAGCATTTCTACTTCTGCCAGAATAAACAAGCATTAGATTCTTTTCAAGAGCCATTACATTAGGATTGGTTAGTCTAAGTTCTTCAACTTCTACTTCACCATTCTTACGGAAACGGAATAGATTAAACCCACCCCAAGCTGCAGCGTACTGATCCTGCTTACCAACAGGATAGCCACACCTTTCCATTTCTATCTGACATGCAATGTCGGCAACATATTTACGTGTGCTGTTATCGTATTTTGTGGTAGATAATGCTTTAACAAGACCCACTGTAAAAGCAGAAGAGCTACCAAGGCCAGAACCCTTAGTAACAATATCAGATATTGAAGCAACGGTCATCTCCTTTTTGATGTCATAATACTTCAAAGTCTCACGAGTGATTGCATGCTGCATCTGTTCGATATCATGTTGCTCTTCAACGTCATCATACATACAACGCACTCCCATATGTGGAACCTTATGAGCAAATACGTAAATGAATTTGTTGATGGTGACGGAGAGAGCAGCGCCGTCCTCCTGTTCATAGAAGGACGGCATATCACTTCCTCCACTAAAGAACGATACACGTAGCGGAGTCTTTGTTAGAATCATTTCATTATGCCTTGTAAGTAAACATTTCCTTTGGAAACTTTCTTGATTCCTCGTCGGGATAATGAGCAAGTAGCTTTTCTAGATTTGCTTGCCAACGAGTCTTAACATAATCGATATTGTAACGGCTGTCAACAAAGATTTTGTTAAAGCGAATCATCTTGTCGTGGTTCTTTGTTCTAACAAAATCAATAGCAGCGTTTAGATTACCAGCAAAGGCAGCTGCATGATTATTAATGTTAGTAAGATCACCCTGGAACATTACGTTTAACCCACCGGAAGATTCCGGTAGAGCGCCAAGATTAGGATGAACACAAACCAAACCAGCGGACATAGCTTCGAGCATGGCTCGGCAGGATGTCTCTGTCCAAATAGAGGGGTAAGCGAAGATATGAGACTTGTTAAGGTGCTCTTTGAGTTGTTCATTCGGAACGAATCCATGATATGTCATTTGTGGATGATTACGAATCTCGTCGTACAACGGTTCGAACTGCTTGTCAGCATCATCCCAACCATAAATCTTAAACGAAGAGAATACATCAAGGTGAATATCTGGATGCTTCTCTGCTAGCTCCTTGAATACATGAACAAGAATATCAAGACCACGTTGTGGAGTTGATGTGTATACTAAACGAATCTTGTCGTCTGGCTTATCAAAACAAGTTTCAGGAGCAGGAACAATACCTGATTCTAGAATTAGAGAATTCTGATCATAAGGTAGTCCATGCACTAACTGATAGCGTTGATACTGCCAGTTAGAAATAAAGATAAACTTATGAAACTTAGAACGCCAATTAGCGTCACGGAACTTAGCAGACTCTGGATCTTCTGGAAGATCATGACACCAGAATAAACGAATCTTGCTTTCGTCTAGATCACGAGGACGTGAACAGATAATCTGGAAATTCTCGAGCAAATCTTCTGGTAGAATCTCTGCTAGCTTACGCTTGGCAATCTCTGTACCACCAAACGCCTTTTCGGAAATTTCGTTTTCTTCAAACCCCTTCATTATACTTCAATCCTATATCCAGATGCAACAGCATCATTATAAAACATTTCAACAGTT